GACCTCGTTTTGTTGTTGGTACTGTTTATTTTGTTCTTGGACCTGTCTAGCATAGGCATACGCTGCTTCACTCTCTTCAAGAGCTTGCTTACGTTTTGCTGTAAGTTGATTAATACGCTTTTGAACGTTTTCGCTATAGTTTTCAAGCTCTGAAGAATCATCTTCCTGTACAATTGTACTGCTTTTTTCTTCAGAATCTGGCTGAACTTCAACAGATTGTTCGGCAACAGCCGCAGGTTGTGCATCATCTTCTATCTCAAAAGAAACGGATTCCTGTTCAGGTTCTTTTTGCATTAACTCATTTGCACTCATTACAAACTCCTGTTCGCACTATACATAGGAAATATCAGCAGGGTCAAGTATGGTAGCTATAACATTATCATCATTTATGAGCCTTACCTCTAAACCATCCACTTTAAATCTATTTCCAGCATATCTTCCCATTAATACCCATGATTTTTCACAACACCATGGCCCTGATGGGAATTTATTTTCGTCTGTATAAGCATCAGGACCAACTTTCACGACATAAGCCGCAACAGTTGCATGATTTTCACGATCACGAACAGACTCTGGAATTATAATTCCACCAGCAGTCTTAGGTTTCATGTAATAGGGTATAACAAGAAGCCTGTATCCAACAGGAACAGGCAGTCTATCCATGACAGAGACATCCATCTCTGAAGGATCCTTAGTGTTCATATCGTCGTGTTCTGGATTATCAAAGCCCTTCGATATATCCTTCGGCACCTCACTTACTGGTGCTGTAGGTTTACTTGCCATCCTCTCTGGGACGAATAGTTTTTTAGCCATCCTCTAGCTCTATGCCTCTCATCGCGGTCTTCACATGCTCTTCACACTGAGTCAAGCCGCGTATTTGACCCACCATGAACCGATAGTCGGAGTAATCCTCTATCGCACCATCCGCCAACCGCTGTGTATAATCAGCTTTTTCTTGACGTATGTTCTTCAATAAGTATTCCGCAAGTACAATTGCGTCCATTATTTAGTAAGTCCTTTTTGCTTTTCATATGTCCTGAGTCCGCCAATTCCAAGCATGCCACCTAAAACAGTCAACAATGTACCCATGTCAAACTCTGGTAACTCTGGTAACTCAAACCCAGCAAAAGAAGCACCAAATATTATTAGGTCTTTTAAAATAAAATGATATGCAAAAGCAATAGCACAAACCCAACCAACTGCTGGCCTCCAACCACCTTTAAATATTGAACCAGAAGCTGCTTCTGCTTTATTAATCTCTAGTTGAGCAAGCAACGCTTCTTGAGCGTGTTTTTCTGACATGGTGGCTATTTCATGAGCCAACTTAGCTTTTTGATCTTTGTCCTCTATAAACTTATCTAATAGACCTGTAACAGGTCCAATCAATGCCTGTATCATCAATACACCCTTACTTGTTCTGAATTTACCCTTCTAGGAACGCAATATGCGGTTACTCTATCTTTCTCATCAAGATAATCGTTGAACTGATAGTTCCCGTATCTCTTTGAAACCTGTGAAGCAAAATAGTTACATTCTGTAACAGAATAGAAGTACATATCTGCACTTTCTAACTTGCGAAACTCTCCTGTGCCAAGATATACCAACAACAAAAAGGCATCTATCACTTACGACTCATCCAAGCTGTGGTTCCCATGTAGGCTCCAACAATACCTGCGCCACTGATATAAAATAAATTACTTATATCTGACAAAGCCTCAATACGTTCTAAAGGTATCCAAGGCGTAAACAGCGCGGCTGTAAATAAACCCATACCTATCAATGTATATCTTGCCATACGCAGTTGAGCCAAGCTCTTACGCAAATCACGTTCTGTTTCGCGTATTTCTTTAGCATGCTCAAGTTCCTCATCAGTGATCTCACCATCACCATCTAGGTCGTACTTGGCATATGCTGTGCCTTTTTGAAACTTCTTTTCTGCCATTACTTTTTCTTTTTAGCGGCTGCTTTCTTTGCGGGAGCCTTTTTCTCAGGCGCTGGCTTCATCGTTACTGTTACAGGAACCTCTTCAACGACCTCAGCCGCAGGAGCGGGTTGTTGCGCGGCTTCTTTCATCAAACGTCTTTGACGCTTTTTCTCTTTTTCAACTTCATGAATTTTTGCATAAATAGAACTAGATGACATTATTGCCTCCTGTTTTGTAAATTAGCAGCGGCAATATCACGCTGCGTTTGAATGCGCTTCTCTGCAACACGAACCTTTTCTTCATTGGCCTCTTCTTGCAGATCAAGCCTCTGTTGATCAATAAGAACATCATTGCGCTCTTTCTCCTGATCAAAAGCCTGTCTCTCTTCAAACTGTCTTGAGCGCTCTTGAATTTCTGCGCCTCTCAAGGCAAGTTCTTGTTGTCTGATAGCCACAAGAGGATCAGTGTTATCAGCAGGAGCAACTGCTTGAGCATACTGTTCTGTCAGTTCGCCAATCAATTCTGCCGCTCTATTAGCTATCTGTATCTGCATTTGCTGCATCATCATAGGATCTTGTTGCATCATCATTTGCTGTTGTGGATCCATGGTCTGCATGATTTCCTGTTGCGCCATAATCTCAGCCATAAAACCAATATGTTCCTGAATATGACCTTGAAGTGTCATAATGACGTTAGCATTGGCTTGTGCAGCAGGAGTAGCCATCATGGCAACATGCGCTTCAATATGCGCTTGATGATTTTGCTCTGCAAACGCTTGTAATCTTTGATTACGCAAAGCCTCTTGATTTTCTCTTGCTGGATTCATGGGCTGTGGCTCTGGTGGCCTTGGCAAGATCTGATCAATGTTCGTAACGCCAAGAGCCTCGTACATCTGACGATATGCCTGATATAAACCCTGTGGACCGCCATGAATATCTGGATTTGACTGTACAAGCTGCAATTGCGTCTGTGCTAACGCAATTCTTTGCGACATAGAGAAGATATTAGGGTCTGATACGGGTAAAACGTCTACTCTTTGGTCAAAATCTTGCGCTTTTATCTCTTGAGGCGCACCCGGAACCGCATATGGGTACACAGGAGGCATAAATCGTGCAAAAACATTGGATAAAAGCTTAAATTCCTGTTTTTGTGAGTAATGTAGGCGTTTATGAATGGCACTCATAACCTTTGTGCCGCGTTCCATAATAGCCATGGTAGTGCCAACAGGCGTTTCACCGCCCATTTCACTAATTTTCATGTCAGCCATGGACGCAAAACGGCGTCCAGAGTCCACAAGAGTACCAAGTAAGTTGTAAAGCGTTCCTGATGGCTCTTTAAACGGCAGCGTCATGATAGATTGACGTATATCCATGCCAGCAGCGTCAATATCCCTGAACTCACCGGGTGACAATGGCTCATCTTCGTCTCTAATTCGCGCTCCACGAGCCTTAAAACCAGCCGGAAGATTGGAAAGAGTGCCAGCGTCTATCAATTGACGCAGAATACTCGTAGAGGCTTGTGATAAACCACCAATCATATGTGTGAGACCGAAGCCATAGAAGCCAAGTCCGGGCAGAAATTTGTAATGTACAAAATACTGCTGTCGCCTCATGAGCATATCTGCCTGTTCGTAGTTTCTACGAATAGACAATACATCTCCTGATGACTCCAGAATTGTAACGATGTAAGGCAGCTTTAACCCACTTGGCTCTCCATCCGCTCTTACGTCTTGAAAACCCTCAAGATCAAGTGAGGTATGAACCTCATAGATCGTCATGTCTTCAGACTTACCGGATAATTCTACGCCTTGAGCTTCGTCAATAACTTCTTGGACTTCGGAATACTGCTTATCACCCCCTCCTCCGGGCAAATCTACATCACGATAAAAACCGCCAAGCTGCATCTTACGGATTTCATTACTATCCATGCGGATAATGTGCGTGATGCGAGGCGAGGTAAGTAAATCAGTTGCGCCATACGGAACAACCAGATCTTCTGCATGAACAAACTTACTTACTGGCCTTTGCAGTAATGGATCTGAGTAAACCTTTTTAAAGGTAGACCCAACAATAGGAAGATAGAAGAGCATTTGATCTGTTTCGGGATCATACTCTTCCATCTCATAAGTGAGCATGTAATTCATATAATGTTTTACACGCTCTGCCTGTGCAGTAACTTCAGGCGTTTCGGCACCCACAACCTGAGTCCTGACAGGACCACCTGACGGCAACATCTCTCTGTAAGCTTGAGCCTGAAACTGCGTTACAGACTCGGAGAGTAAAGGATGAACCACACCTGTAGCACCCTCAAACGGTTGTGTGCGCTCATCATACTCCATGCCTAGCAAATCAATGCCACGCTTATATGTTTCTTCCCAATCCTTTCGTGATGCCATGTCCTCTTCTATCTCACCAACGAGATCAGATGACACACGCATTAATTCAGCTTCGTCTATAAAATCAGCTAAGTTGGCATCAAAAGGAACATCAACAGGCACTACCTCTTCTTCAATCTCACCAACAATTACAGATCCGTTATCCATCTCCATAACGTTGGGATTTTCCGGCATAGTTACAAAATCTAACTCTGCACTTTGTTGAGCAGAGGTAATATTATTTATACCTCCAGCGCCTATTCCTTTTTCAACAGCCATCAACTTTCATCCTTTATTGCTACAGAAACAGGCCTGTTTTTATTTGCAACAGATCCTTTAACAATTAATTCTTTTTCTGGACCATACCCTACAAACAAAACATCATTTATATCTATAATGTAATCATTTGTTTTTTTAGGAGCGCCAATTGTTGCATAACCTTCAGTCCTAGACACAGGAATTTTCCCACTTGGGAATGCAGATCTTAAATTAGACTTCATTACTTTACTGTAATTAGAGTATTCAGGAGAGAGAGCAGCGTCTGATAATGCCTTAAAATCAAAATCATAAATGTATTTATCAACATTTTTCCCAATCTCAGGAAACTCCATCATAGCTCCATCTTCACCCATAACCTCAAACAATTCATCACGATTTAATTTTTTTTTTGAACCACCTTCAATAACTGTCAAATTTGGTTTTTGAGGCACGGTTCTATCTGGAAGCCCCGTGCCACTAATTTCATTCTGTCTTCTTGTAGCCTCTTCCAAAGAAACAACCTTAACAGGATCTTTAGGTTGCTTTGCAAGTCTGGCTTGAGTTTCCAAGCTTCTTCTTGAAGCAGCACCCTCTTGCTTTCTTTTCATCGCACTAGATGATCTGAAATTATAATCAGCGTCAAGGCGCTTGAGCATAGGACCAGCAACATCACTTAATCCAGACTGAAACAAGGACTCCGCAATAGAATCACTTTTTGACATACCACGATCCCTATTTGTAAAATAGGAATCTGTCAAAATGTCTAACATATCTTGATCTGTAATCTCATCATCCATGCGACCAGTATTTCTGGAGTACATGACAGTCATGTCATCTGCCGCATCTGCAAATGCGTCTGTAATCGCAGCCTCTTCTAAGTTCTCATCCAAGGCGCGTTTGGCTGCTGGAGATTTTATCTTTTGTTTTTGCGCCTCAAGCACAAGCGTCTTATTTGACTTGCCTCTAGGACGTATCGGTGCAAACGAAGTGGCTGGACCGCTAACCATGCCAGCTTGGTAGATATCTCGACCAAACCTTTCTGCCATCGCATCGTCTTCTCCTATAGCTTTCATAATACCAGTTCCGGCAGAAGAAGCGCCACGCAAAAGTGCATCACCAGCACGACCAACAGCATCAATAACATCAATAGGAGCGCCAACAATCGCACGATTTATAGCCCCAAGAGTTTCGCTGCCTAACGGATCTGTGAACACATTGGTTTTATCGGCTAAACTTTTAAACATCTCCTGAGATGCTGGAGGATCTTTGAAACTAGCTAAGATGTCATCTTCATCCATAGAGGACTCCCTCTGGGTGAGGCTGATCTCGGCGCAGACATGAGAAGGGCATCAAACATGACTGCAAAGCCATAGATCAGCCTCTTCTTACTTATGCCTCCAACACCAGACAACATCAATATCCTATCTGATTTTTACTTTACGAGGCTTGCCCATATAAGCACGACCCATACCACGGCAAACTGCACCGCCTTTTTCAAACTGCATAAGCTGTCTGTCGGTTTTCGGCTTCATTAACTTTTCTACTTTTGCGACATCTGCATCAGAGAGAGTTTTGCCTGTTTCATTTGCCGATTTAAAGGCCTTAAGTGGTGACTTCTTCTTTGCCAGCTTCGGTTTCTTAACCATGCCACCTTTAGCCATAAAACCCATCTTGTTTCTGACCTCAGTAGGAAGTTTAGACAAGCCTTTGCCCTTATTACCTGCGGGAACTTCCTTTAACTTCTTTGCTGCGCCACCGTCTTTCATGCCTTGAGCAGCTTTGACTCTTTTAATCGCTGCGTTAAGAGATCCGCCGTCTTTCATCTCTTCTACATATTGGAAAGTATCTCTTTCACGCATGGTAGCACCTTTTGCCGCATCTGACGCTTTAGCTCTTTTACGAACTTCTTTCTTCGTTGATTTATCCATATTAGGAGAAAACTTTTTGTTGTGAGCTTTACGAGCTTTCTTTTCAGCCTTTCCCTCATCAGATCTAAGATATCTTTGACGGTCTAAACCTTTCCGTATCGCTTTTCCTGCACCCATCAGTAATACTCCCGCTTGCGCCTGTAAGTTATTAAATCATCGTCTTCGTAATCATTACGAGTCCCAATAAAACCACCTTGCCTAAATCTTAGTATAGCCTGTGTCATACTATCAGCCAAGTCGTCATGTTCACCGTTGGGAAACGAGGCACACTCTTCAACAACCTCATCAGCCCATCTAGTCTCTGGACACCAAACCATGCCACTTTCAAACACAGGCGCACAAGCGTTCATACGCGAAAACTTGTCAGCGCCTCTGCCCGGAGTAAAACCACTAACAGGTATTCCCATTCTACGCAAATCATGAGTCAGTGGCGTACCAGATGCTTTCTGCTCTATTAACACCATGTCTGGGTCGAACTCTTGATACAAACGCATCGCCGCGTCTTTAAGCTCTGGAAACTCCCATCGACCCTTTTCAGCGTCCAACAATATGATCGCAGCCTCATCACCCTCGTCAGGATAAAACACACCCCAAGTCGTAATAGCCGAATAATCCGACCTTTGGGTTTTGGTGAAGGCGGTGTCATACGACTGGATGATGTAATCAACGACAGGTGGATCATCATGATCCCAAACATTCCACCACTCCCTTTTGATAATTGCACCCTCTTCAGCAGTAGGATTCTGAAGATATTGAGCATTCCATTTGGCAACAGGAATAGACGCCCTAACGCCTTCTAGCTCGTCCCTGCTCCAAAATTCGGGCCACAACACGTTGTCGGTATCGGGGAATATCGCCGGAAACTCCACGACCTCCCACTGGTCCGCCCCTCCCTCTGCCTGTTTCTGCAAAACCTTCGCCGTCAAATCGCGGATGCTCCATCGTGTCATCACAATAATTATCGACCCGCCCGGTTGTAGTCGCTGTCTCGGTCCTGAAGTGTACCATTCGTAAATGTTATCCAACGCGGTTGGTGACAACGCATCCTGCTCTGAAACAGGATCGTCAATAATACACAAGTTCGCACCACGACCAGCCAGCGCACCGCCTACACCAACAGCGTAATACTCACCACCCTCATTCGTTGACCAACGACCACTCGCCTTTGCATCTCGCGCCAACTCCATGTCAGGAAACACATCACGGTATATGTCACTGTCCAACAAGTTCTTAACCTTACGACCAAAACCAACTGCAAGTTCAGCAGTGTGTGTCGCCTGAATTATCTTGGTAGACGGACTCTGACCCATCACCCAAGCAGGAAACAAATAACTCGCAAATTCTGATTTGGTGTGTCTTGGCGGCATGTTGACAATAAGACGTTTTAACTTGCCCCTTGCAACTCGCTCTAACTTCTCGGCAAATATCTTGTGATGATTGCCCGTAATAAAAGAAGGCCAGACATATTTCACAAACTCTAAAAAGCTTGTTTGATATTGCTCACGTTCATGTAATTCTTTGTACTTGTCTAAGTGTTTACCTAGAACTTCCAACTCTGCATCAGTAAGGAACTCTGTTGGTATGTTGAACTCATTCATCTGGCTACGCTGCCGTCAACGCCTCCAAGAAACGACCAGCCGCATCATCCAATACAGCACCGCCCTCCTGCATTCGTGCTACAGGTTGCCTAGCTTGCAAAAGATCCAAGAGACTCTGTGGCAATATCGACTCAATAGGAGCAGGAGCAACAACAGGGACGTTCACAGGTACATTAGTGCGTGTACTTGGAACGATAACATCGGTAGGACTTGGGGGAATCACAGGAAGAGTAGGACTAACCATAGGCGGTGTTACTGTCAAAGGTGTCTCACTTTCAGGAGTCGTTGATGTAACAGGTAAAGGTAATGGTAATGGCTGATTATCATCACGCTCTGGCTTCGGTCCAGCCATTGGATTAAAGGCTTGATTGCCTGAGTAAACCTTGCCGCCAAATAAACCATCGTGAACAACGCCTTGAATGTTGCCACTGTTATCAAGTATAGGAACGCCGCCCTCATTAATCTTGTTGATGATGTTGTTGATATTAGCACCACCCATGACTTTGCCCAGAATACCTGCCATCGTTGGGAAAGTATCTGATTGAATTGGCGTAGCACGTTCCATGATGTTTTTGTAAGTTTCAGAGTCCTCGCCGAACAAGCTCTTCAAATCAGTTTGTGTGGCGTCATCCATTTCTTCACCACGGAAATCTCTGTCAAAGTAGCTATCCATGGTTTGTTGTAATGGTGACGGGACGCCACCACTCGTAAACGGAGATTGACCAGAAAGCTCGTCAGGTATCGACAACATTTGCTGCGACATGTTTCTAGCCGCAATCATCTCATCAGGTGAAAGACCGCTGCTAAATTTAAAGCCATCTATTATTCCGGCATTTTGCGCCGCAGCGGCAGCAATGTCTTGTTGCTTGTCCTGACTAAAATCTTCACTGCTCAAACCAAGAGGAGCGCCAGTGCCAAAATTACCAGCCATACCGGGTTCTGGGCGCACAAAAGGTGTAGCTGTGATTTCATCTTCCAACAATCCGGGGAGAGAAACGTCGGTCAAGGTTCGATCTAAGCTAGGTGGCAAAAAAGAAACTCTGGATGCTTCAATAGCAGCTTGTGCGTCTGATGGCCTCTCAATCGAAACAGAACGATCTTCAACAGGAGGATTGAGAGTAACAACTGCGTCACCCGGCTCAATCTTAGGAGCAACAAACTGATCTTGAAGAACACGAGATAAAGCATCCTCTTGAGATCTTATCTGATTTGCTTGCTCAAAAACATTAGCTATAGCCAAAGGATTGTTAACTAAATTACCACCAGCATCAGGGTTTCGATCAAAGTAATTACTCATGTCAACGCCAGCCTGTGCAGCAGCTAAAGCTGCAATATCCTGCTGCAAGTCCTGATCCATATCCTCATCAGATTTTTCTATCTGACGCTCACGGACCTGTTCGCCAATACCACGACCAGTTTCGTAAGACTCACCTACTTCAAATGTCGTGCCACCTCTCCTAAACGGAATAGCATAATTCGCCATAATGCCAAGACCACCACTATCAGTCATGGTGGGGCCGCCACTAAGAACACCACCCAAACCAAAAGGATCATTCATTGTAGCAACAGCAGAAATACGATTGCCTACAGGAGAATTAAATGACTGAGGTGTAAAATCATTAACTGTATCTGTTACAGCAGGAGGGACATCCAAACTAAAACCCTGTCTGTCAAACAGAGGACTAGATGAGCCTAAATACCTGTCTATATCAAAAACCTCTGATAAAGACGTAGAATCATCAAACATCCTATTCGCTAAAGCTTTATCAGTAAACATCTCCTGACCGCCCTCACCAAGACTTGGACCAGCCGGAGCCTGAGAGAAGTTATTTTGCATAGGATCGCGGAAGTCTCCACGACCACGTTCCCTACCACCGTCAACCATGCCGCCAAAAGCCATGCCTTGCACGGGAGCAAATATGTCAATTTGGTCCATGGGACTCGGCGCAGCAAGCATCGGAGCAACAGGCGCAGTAGTCGGCATCATGGGAGCAGACATGCTCGTCATGAAGTTCTTAAACTGCGCTCTTTGTGCTGGATTCGTTCTAACGTCTAACTGCGGTGGTTGTGGTTGCGCCGCTTGCGGCGGTGCCATCGGCCCCATAAAATTTGCCATGCCCATCCCCTACGGAAAATACATGGAGCCGATGATAGGTCATTCTTCAAACTTTGACAACAGATACTCAAGTTCCTTCTTTGACTGCTGCAAAACCTTGTCCATTTGAGCGTCTGCACCCTCTATGCCGCCCAACGCATCACATAGTCTACTTATACGCTCACGGTCAAAGGACGTTAGACTCTTGTCAGGATGTGGCGCTACACGAAATATGCCGTCAGCATTGTTGTACTCCATCCAACGCACAGCTAACTCAGCAGAACGCGGAATGCTCTGCTCACCCTTTTCATAATAACAATACATACGATGGCTCACACCCAAAGTACGAGCCATCGCCATTTGTGTCATGTTTAACGACTTACGCTTGTCCACAAGCATCTTGCCGCTCCACATGCTGTATGAGTCTTTAGCCTTGTGCATCTCCAACCTCCGCCAACATGCCAGCTTCCATCATGTCGGCTGTGAAGTGATCAATGCTGTCAAACCTCATAGGCTTGCCGCTCCAATCGCATGCAGACAACGCCGCCGTGCGAAGGAACGAGTGATCGTCAGGAAACGCCCACTTCGACCTTGACTTCCATACATCCAAGAACGCAGAAGCGTTCTCCGCTGTAAATTCTATAGGATCTTCGCTGATCCTTAGTTCAAACCTCTTCATTACACCCTCCTTTAAATAGTGGGCCAGTCCCGCAGAACTGGCCCTGCCATCCCTTGACAACTTAGGGTCGGCAATTGATTAACATGAATATAGTGCAAAGGTTGCAATAAGTCCATGGAAAAATGTTATAAAATTTTTTTTGCAAAATTTTTAGGGGGTATATCTGCGTAAAATCCGGCGGTTGTTTGTGGGGAACTTGGCGCAAAGCGCCTGCTTGTCAACATTTTTTTTTGGGGGGGTGGTATATCCCACCCGATCCCGATACCGAAAAACGCAATAAGCCATAGGGTACCTGCGCGACCATGCCAATAGCGGCGATCTAAGCGTCACTGAACCCGTACAATTGTACTAGCACTACCTACCTACCGGACAAAAAGAAAGGCCGCCAACGGCGGCCTTGTCTCGGATTATGCTTGACTAGTTTATGACAGACTAGCGCGGCGCTGATTGAAGTATTCAAACGTTTGATCATCAATACCTGCCCATATTGATGTAACGCCTATTCTGTTTTCGGGATAAAGCGCAACGCCGCCAGCAATTTGTGTTGTTACTTGCTGCAATACCTCATAACCATTCAGATCGTGTTCACCATTTGATGAACCATAGCGATGACCAAATGTTTGTTGCGTATGACAGACAATTGCAGCATCACCATGTGAACGGCGCATTTCAGATATGCGAGCGCGAATTGTATCAGCAGACCATCCGGTAGCATTCATGATTTCTTGCGTAGTCGCGCCACCATCACGACGAATAGTCGCCCACATAACGCCAATGCGCGACCCATTACGATATGGCATTGCTGGCGTTTCCATCGTTGTTTCTGCTGGCGATACATAATCAAGACGTTGGTTATCGCTATGTCTAAACATGCCATCAATCAAAACGCACCATGCATCAAGCTTTGCAATATCCAATGTGGCTTGGTGTTGACGAAATTCCATCGTTTGATGGGTCGACCATGTGTTGAGCGATACCGCGCTGAACTTGCCGCCAAGAATATTATTCATGTGAGAAATGCTTTCAGCATTGGCGAATTCATTGGCATGTGTACCGCCAAACGCAACACGGCGAATGCAACGGCAAAAACGTGAAACGTCCGAATGGTGACTGGCACGGCGCGATGGTGCCAAAATGCCGTCAATATCTGAATGGTGCGTTGCATAGCGTTGTATAACATCACGCGCCAAAGCAATTGGCATAATGTCATGACACTGGTTATCAGCTGGCATAAAATAGGCGTTGCGGTCACGCATTAACTGTTTTGATTGACGCCAAAAATCGCGCGGCGAAATATCCTTAACAGCGCGATTTCCTACATGTACATGTAAACCGCAACCGCGTTTTGATACCTTGCCGCCATTGCTTTCGACAAATTGCAAAACCGCCGCAATGTCATCTTTCGCGCCACCAGCCATATGCAATGGCATTGGTGGGAATACCAATTCAAAATCAACATTCGGTGATGCATCCGATTTTACATGTACAAAATCAAAACCTGCGTTGTTCAATTCCTGTTGCCAAGTATTGATTGAGCGATAATTTCCTATTTCGTTGTGACCCTCAATCTCAATACCGCCAGTCAAGAAGCTTGTGTTTGTTAAGTAAGACATTGTTTTTACTACCTTTTTTTCAGTTTGATAGACGCACCATTGCGCCAGTCCCTAAACCTAACACGCAATCATTGCAGATTGCAAGCCATATAAAGCACAATTGTACTGTTTTTTTTCAGCTCACAATGTAGACGTTTTATAGGATGGAAATATTAAACCGGAAAAAATAAAAATTGCGCTGCGTTGCATTTGGTAAACAATGCTTACCTTTTATCAATCCGCCAAAAAGTATCACATGGTACAAATACAAACACGAATAATTATACGGGTAAACCCCGAACCCGAACCCCGACCCCGAAAACCCGACACAAAAAAAGGGCCGGAACCCGAAGCTCCGACCCGATTAACCCGAACAATTCACTATATCCATGCTGTATCCCGATCCTCCCCGATGTATGTTGTGTAATCCCGAGCGTTGTATAGTTCCGATTCGTCAAGCCCGAAGTCCCGATACCCGTCAAGTATTGTCTTGAAGTATAGCGGACTGGGATCCCGATACCCGCCGCTGTTCATGCGGTAGGTCATCATCCCGTTGATCATCACCTGACGATACAGCCCCGAACTTACACCCTCGTATCTATCAAGAGCGGCCTCGTCCTCTGGCCCAATCTCCCATATACCGACAGGTAACAAGTCTTCAGGTTCCCCTATCTCAATATCGGCAACCCCGCGAAAGACTAAACGCCAGCCCGGAAAATAAGCAGACCCCAACGGCTTGGCGTTAGGGCTGCGTATCGCCATCTGGGCCATATTCAAATTCGACCCATAAGCAAAATATAGCCGCTTCATCTTTACCTCCATTCATTCACGACTTCTTCACCAACGATGTAAGCATACATATTCACTAGTTTTTCTGGATCAGATAAGTCTGTTGTCACTTCACCAAAGTTGTCTTGCTCGTAAGTCTTGATGGCATCAATGATGTCGAAAACTTTATCGCCCATCCATTCCTTGGCTTTGTGTGTTCCAATAATGTAGTAGTCCATGTTGAAAGCGTGATGATGCCAGTCGTCCTTGTTGGCTTGTAGCCACTCAGCGTCCTGCTCTTCCATCCACTCAACAAAATGCTCTTTGATCTCTTGATACTTGTACATTGTTTTTTACCCTTTTCTGGTTTCGATAGATATATAAATAGCAATCATTGCAATCAATGTCAACAAGAAAAAGCACAAAAAAAAGTTTTTTTTTGCAGCCGTGCTGCGGACTACGGCGCGCGAAGACAATAAGAACAATTGTACTCT